ATTTCAGCGAAGGTCACGGCACCCCCACCAGGGATCGTGAATGGTTCTCTTCGTTGTAGACGGGGTGGTTGAGGTACCCCACATCCGCCGTAGCACCCGATAACGCCATAGCAATAGCGACCACGGCGTCGATCTGTCGCGACTGACGGCGTTTGATGATGCGCCACCCGCGTTCGGTGTTTTGTGCCGCCGCCCAAGAGAAGTGAGACCGTAGGATGGAGTCGTTATAGAGCAACAGGGTGCCGTTTTTGATGTGGGCATCCAGTGTGTTGGCAAATTCGACCATTTCGGTCTGCTGGTTGACCTCGCGCACCAACCGATCATACCCCGCATCCGCTAATCGTTGCGCCTCCGAGGCAAACTGGTAGGGATCGTACTGTATCTGGGCCACCCGTTGCGTTTCGAGCAGTTTGATCAGCAGTTCGACCACCGTCTTGTGGATATTGACCGGCGGGGTGAAGATCTTGCACCCCCACAGGTGATACTGGTTGCGAAAAGGGTGCTTGTATACCGCCGCCACGGCAGAGGTGTCCCTTTTGGTGGCTATATCGACGCCTATATGGAGAATGGGGTCTTCTATCAGCATTTTATAAACTCCGCCATCGGGTATAATGCCTCTTGCGGCACGAAAAAGGCCGGACGGCCCGTGTCGGTGCGCCAGTGCTTCAGATGCTTGCCCTCGAACCCTTGTATCCAGCCCCGTAGTTCGTATTCGGGGGCTAATCCGGTGACGAGCAAGAAAATATCCTCATTCAGATCCGTTTTATGGAGGATGAGGCACCCATCGGGGTAGTGGGTGGTGCGTACTTGATGCTTGCCCACGTCCTTGGCCTTGAAGTCCCCCAAGCTGCCGGACCAGTAGATACCCAACGCCTTGGCCACCGCCGCCTCGCCACACGCCCCCTCTATACTGAGCGACCAGCCGACCGACGCATCGGCCCCATGGCGGTGCTTGCGCCCATCGCGCAGGTTGGTGCATTGCCGCATACACCCCACATTAGCCGCCTGATACAGTTCGGAGGGAGTCAGGTAGACCTTCATCGTATGATCATCCTCCCCCGCGTAGTCATATCGCGGGCCAGGGGTCCGTAGTCAGGATGGGTGAGGAGGTTTTCCAGTTCAACGCGTTCGAGGTGCCGGTCATGGGCACCCACCGTCCCGTGATCGGTGGTGTTGACGAGCGAGAGGGGGTAGTCATGCTGTTGGAAGTGAAGGAGACCGTCGAATTCGGGCAGTGCCATCCATACAGACGCCTTGACCACCGGATTCGGGCTGGCAACGAAGGGATACCGGGGCTTGCTTTCGACGCGGATAATCTGCTCCGGTATCGCCTCACCAAAGGAATCGTTGCCCCGCACCAGATAGAAGGCCCCTATTTCCACCTGTGCGGTCCGTTCGGGTCCGAAACGAGCCACCTGTATTGCCGCCGTCATTGCGCGTCCTTTATCCTTGTGCCCAGCCAGTAGGCGATCTGCGGTACGATGGCATTGCCTATTCCTCTAAGACGGTCCACTCGCTTGGATACCCCATGAGCCACTCTACCCACGTTGGGTTCAGCGACCCACCCTGAGTGGTGCCATCTGGTTCGCTCGTAAAGACCCGCATCGGTAGTCGATCCGTCCGGTCCCGATGCGACCCGTCCGGGTTCGTTGCTGTGGGAGACATCCCCGGTGTGTCCTTCCAATCGCGGGCCGCTGGTGTGGGCCAATTCTTCTGCGGGTTCTGAGACATTGAGTCCTGTATCGCCGCGCCGATGTTCCACCCGTGGGTGCCGTCCACATGAGACGGGGCCACTTGCTCCCCGCCTGTCATCGCCGTGGGGGTAGGCCATTGCGCTTGCTCCGCCTTCGCCACCTTGACCCGCAGCGACTCCTTGGTGCCGGTATGATCCGTTTCCATTTCCCAATGGGTCACCGTCCCGTGCTTCGCCTCTTGCGCCAGCGGGGTAGGCCACCGCACCGCCTGTTCCCTGGCTTTTACTTGACTCGTCAGATTCGGGTACCCGTTCTTCCTGTCGTTCTTGCGCTTGCCGTTCATCCTCCGTGCGAAGTTTTCCTGTGACTCCTCCACTTCCAACACTCGCGGGGTAAGCCACAATCCAGAGGCGTTGGCGGAGGTGGGGTGCGCCGACATCGTTAGCGGATATAACACCCCATTCCGCATCATACCCGATTTCGGAAAGCGATCCGAGAACTCGATCGAATCCCCGAATAAAGAGGTTTGGGACGTTCTCCACGATGACGTATGGGGGTCGTAACTCGCCCACGATACGCCGCATTTCCCACCAAAGACTTGAGCGTTCACCGTCCAACCCCGCCTGTCTGCCCGCCAGTGATATGTCCTGACAGGGAAAGCCGCCGCAGATCACATCGACGGGTTCGAGGTTGTGGAGTCCGCAGTCGCGCACATCCGTGAAACGCGCCACATCGGGCCAATGCTGGGCTAAGATGCTGCGGCACCATTCGTCCTCCTCTACCTGCCAAGCGATGTCGTAACCCGCCCAGGCAAGACCAAGGTCGAAACCGCCGATACCGGCGAACAAGGAACCGACCCTCATACAAGGAGACCCTCCATCCGGTTGCTCAACCCCTCCGCCTCACCCCGCGCCACCAACCCATCGTAGAGCTCCATGTCGATATAACTCTCCAGCCCCGTAGTCCACCGGTTCTCCCAGATACGCAGGTACTCCGATGCGCGGCCCTTCAACGCGGGGTCGTGCTTGGCCTGTTCCATGAATTCGGGGGTATGCCACGGCATACGCGCCTCATGGTCCCAGTAGACACAGGTCTTATCCTTTATATAGAGGGGCAGGTTCTCCATATGGCGCACCCGTTCGCCCTTGGGCTCGCCGTTCTCATCGGGCTGGACGATCTCTTCGTAGATGTTCCACAAGAGTTCACTCTCGCCATACCACCCCGCATAGGTCACAATGAAGCGGATCGACTCGGTCAAGCCGCCCACCCCACGGGGCAGGGGCTGCATTTCCGTCCACAACTTCCACGCATTCTCATGGCGATACCCCCATAACTCATCCCATACCGTCAGGGACTGCATACCGCCCGCCTCGCCATACGGATCACAAGGTATCGCGAGGATACGCGCCCCGTTGGCTAAGTGGATCTGCGTATTGCCGTCCCTATCGCGCTTCGCGACCACCTTACGGTAGTCATCCGCGATCTCCTCGTTGTAGCGGTCCTCGTTCTCCTTGCGAAGCGTCTTGAGCGATCCCACCACGCGGGTAAACGCCCGCTCCTGGGCTTGCGCCAAGTCATTAGCAATACTGTAACAATCGCCCCCGTAGCACTTGGCCCACGCATACATCACCGCCCCGGCGATCTCCGTCTTACCGCTTTTCTTAGGACAGGAGTAGACGTAGGTGTTGTATCTTAGCCGCCCATTGATCGGGGTGAACCAGTGGTTCAAGATCTTGCGCTGGTGATCCTCCAGGGCCAACGGCTTGCCCGTCTCCGGCACCAGATACTCCTCCTCGATGATCTGCACCATCGTGCAGTCGTGTACCTTGGTAGACGGTCCCTTCTTGAAATACTTGCGCAACGACTTGTTGTCGCGAAAGACGCCGCGATGCTTGAACTCATCGCCCCGCTTGACCAACCGCGTCTTCTTCTTCTTCGCCTTGGCCTTGACCTCAACCACCATGGAGTGCCTCCAGCCGACCGGCGAGCTCATCCCCGTACAACACCTCGTCCGTCATTATTTCGGGGTCCACATCCAACGCATCATGGTAGACGCTCCCCTCGCGCAACCATGCCTCCGGGTCATACCCCTCGATGATGCGCTTACACCGCGCATACAGACTGCCCCGCCCCACCACATCGCGGCACTTGCCCAGATTACGCATCAAACGACCCTGCGGATTACGCAGACCAATGCGATGAATGAACCGCGCATCGTCCAACGCCTGGATGATGACCGCCGCCGCCAACCGCTTCATCGGCTCGGCACTCCGCATACCGTCTGCACTAGTACGTAACGACAAGACACATCCCTCCCATTTAAAGAAAATGCCCCTAGTGGTACAGCGGGCTGGAATGGGCCATAGTGGGAGAGTGGTTAAATAAAATTGAGTTATTTTATATAAAGACTCGGCGGGCACCGATGCCTCAAGGCGCGAAGCGCACCACATTGCTGTGTGCCCGTCCACGCCGTGGTTTTTATGATGCGGGGCGCAGCACCTTTGGCGAAGCGCAAGCCCGTGGTAGGGGAGGTAGGGTGGGGGGGGTACCGCGAAACCGCGACTGGTTCGATCATAGGCATCCTCAAACCCCCTTGTCAATAGGTTTTTTTGGCCGTAAAATGAGAGCATTTGTAAGCCGCTGCACCACAACACCCTACAGGGACCACCTGACACATCACATCATGGGCAAATTGGAGAAATACGCGGCGACCTCCGTTGCTCGAACGTGCAGTTGGGCCAATCGAGGGGGACCGGTGACTACTGCCAATAGGGCGATCTGGAGGACCGGCAGCGACCAGGGGACCTGGAGGGACCGGTGGTGATTGGGTGACCGGAGGGGTCGGTAGCTACTGGCGATAGGGCGATCTGGGCAGTGGTGGCTACTGGCGATTCCGAAAATGGGGCCCCGTATTCGAGCGCGAGCCACCGGCCAGCGGGGCGTGGGGGGCGGGCAGGGGGTGGAAACGACCACCCCCACCCCCACCCATCACCACCCGCCAGATTGAGATCGATCGCAAAGTATTGCGATCCAGGTAGTTACACCCTTCACATAATTTACTTTCCTAGGTATTGATAAGTCCCGTTATCACTACCCATCCCCACCCAATCGCGTGGGAACTTGCGCACCCACGCACCCCCGCGTGGTGGAAAGGGAAAAAACAATTGACGGCTTCGCTAAAAAGAGTATATCGCCCACCACTCCCGCGTCCGTCCGCGTCCCGCCGTGTCCCCCGCAATAGCTTGCGCTTGCTGGACGTTAGGCGTCCCCCGTGTCCTCCGCGTCCGTGGTGCGTCCCCTAGCCGTCCCCGCATCCCGCCACGCACCCACCCACCCCGCCACCCCTTGTCCCGCGTCCCGTGGTGGTGGGAATATTCCCCCTAAAACTTTTTATTGCTTTATTAAATGGTTATATATATATTTTAATCAGTATCACGCACCCATCACCACCACCGCGGAGGTATCACCCATGTATAACCCCCATAAATTGCACGTCATTTATACGGCTAAAGACGGATCGGACGTGTCTGTTGTCGTACGTGAGCCGTCCCCCGCCGTATTGGAACTATTAGCCAAGCTAGTCCAACAATCTGGCCACGTCCCCGCGGGGGACTTTGTGTTGTCCGCTAATAGGGGGGACGAATAATGGCTATTAATACGCAGTACAACAGCTTTTTCGATCCCATGTATAAGAAGGCGCACAAGCAATTGTTGGCCTATGCTTGTGGACGCCAAGTGTCGTGCCGTTGTGGTCAAATATTGGACGTTTCCAATGCATGTATGATAGAGACGGACTTAGAAGATGAGTATGTTGGGATATATTGCGGGGATTGTTTTGACGAAAGTATACAAGGGAACTTCCCCCAGTATCGGCTAAAGGTACTGGACGGACGCAATATAGACGCGGGATATGTCCCCGTACTTACGGAGGTTATATAATGGACGCCTTGTCTGTTTTAGGCCTAGTCATTGCCACGGTATTGGTTGGGATAGGTGGCACAGTATTAATCCTTGATTGTCTGGACGATATCCTAGAAGATATTGCGCGATATAAGCGCAATAAGTAGTCCCGTCCCTCCGTCTATCCATAGGCGGAGGGACTTTCTTTTTACGCACCACGCACCCATCACCACCACCACCACCACGGAGGTTTTATTGTGGGAAAAAATACACTCAAGCTATGGACGGACGGGACGCGTCAAGCGGTCCTATCCAATTACCGCACTAAGTCCGCAAACCGTAAGACGGGGGACATGTCCCAACTATCCATATTGACGGAGGACATAAAGCCCACGGAGGCAATCAAGACGCGTCAGGACGGTCTCATATGCGGGGACTGTCCCCTCCGCCATGGCAAGGGTTGCTATGTCAACCCCATGGCGAACAACGCACAATGGCGAGCCGTACAGGGTGCGGACGTTTCCCCGTTTCCTACCCTCCGCAAGGGGTTGCGTTTCGGCTCTTATGGTGATCCCTCATTTATTCCCCTTGATAAGGTGGACGCGTGGTCTGGTAGCGTCCCCAATTGGACGGGATACACCCACGCGTGGCACAAGGTGGACGCGGACTATTCCCGTTACTTTATGGCTAGTGTGGACGGCATAGACCACAAGACGCGGGAGCAAGCAAAAGACAAGGGATATCGGACATTTAGGATACTGTCCCCCACGGACGAACTAGAGACGGACGAAATACTCTGCCCCAATACCACCCACGGCATACAATGTGCCGATTGTGGACTCTGTGCGGGGACTTCTAGGGGTGGCAAGGATATTGCCATTGTAGCACATGGCGCACCCAACAAAGTCAAGCTATGGACGGAGGACAAATAATGCTATACAAGCAAGAGTTTGACACGGAGTACCACCCGTCAAGGTCTATTGTGGACACTATCGAAAGTTTAGGCTTTTCGGACAATTCGTGGCACAACAATGTTTGTCCTAGTTGGACGTTAGGCGTAGATAAAGAAACGGATTATTTAGGTGGCTATGAATTATTCATAGACGCTATAAATGAGGACTTGCGGGAGTGTTGTGGTTCGTGCCGTTTCACGCTCTTAAAATTTGATGACAATCTAAATAGTTCCTATGAGGTACAGACAGTCCTTGAGACGGAGGACTTTGACGCTATGGTGGCACTCATCAAGACAATGGGGGACAAGTAATGGCTGTTGATGATTGGGACGTTGACAACATAGCACAAGAGACGCTCAAGTCCTTGCTTGTGGACTACCCACGGGACGAAATAGAGGACGTATTAGAGGACGAATTAGAGGACTTGGGGTGGACGGTATACAGCAGGGATACAGTAGGCGTCTCTCATGCCGTGGTGGAACTAGTCAAGCTTAAGATACTGGACTTGCTATAAGTCCCTCCGTCCGTCCGTTTCCCCGTCCCTCCGTCTATCCATAGGCGGGGGGACTTTCCATTGTCCCCTCCGCCTCCATTGATCCCTCCGCCCTATTGTCCCCTCCGCCCTATTGTCCCCTCCGCCCTATTGTCCCCTCCGTCCTATTGTCCCCTCCGTCCTATTGATCCCTCCGCCCCTATTGTCCCCGCCGTCCCCATTGTCCCCGCCGTCCTATTGTCCCCGCCGTCCTATTGATCCCTCCGCCTCCATTGTCCCCGCCGTCCGTCCCGCTGCGCCCACACTTGAACAACGGGACAACGGATAATATCGGACAACGGGACAACGGATAACATCGGACAATCGGCACCCTGGAAAACAACTAATGGAGCTCGATCCCCGGATTCGGTTGGGCTTCGAGCCGGTGTTGGGCTTTTGATCGTTTCGTTTTTCTTCCACGGTTGGGTGGGCAATCGTCCGCCTGGTTGCGCCTGGCAACCGGCCACCCGCACCAAGAGCTCAAGAAGTAAAAGCGGAAATAGCGGGATAGCGGAAAAACGGAAATAGCGGGATAACGGGATAACGGGATAACGGGAAAACGGGAAAATATCCCTTTGAGAATCTATTAAACGGTTGTATATTGATAATCGGATCGGCAGCGTAGTCGATCCGGCACCCATCACCACTATTATACGGAGGTATTCCCATGTTGCTTTCTCACTGGCGGCACAAGCAAACCGATTGGATCGTGCGGGTAGACGGTCCCATTGACCCCCACGCGGACAAAGTAGTTTTCCACGGACGCGGCGGCGGGTTTGGTAAATCAACGGACCCCCAAACTTTCCTCGCCGATTTCGTCCTCCTCACCGACAACGATCTCCAATCAATAGACGCGACATTCGTCCCGTTCCAGTTCGGGTTTGATTGGGAGGGCATGGAACCCAACGAAATCTACCACGGATACACCAACGGACGGACGTGGAACGGTTGGGCTGTTCCCTATGTAGAGAAAGCCGTCCTGTTGCAGTGGGTTAAGAAAACCACGGAGGACGGCTTTCAGATTTTTGATGGTGGCACCCTGCGGTTTGACGAAGATAGAGACGCGTTGATCGTAACGGATGGAAGCGATGATATTGTCATGGAATCGGAATGGATCAACACACCCACGGGAGAGAAACTGGTGTGGGAAATATCGCTTGGATTCTGTTGGGTTAATTTTACCGATTTAGAGGAGGACGCGTAATGGCATACCGGACGAACATCCTTGAGCAGACAGTAGAGTATCAATCCCTTGACGTGTTGCGTCTCAAGACGGGACAGGTGGTACAGATCACGGACGAGTCCATTGACATCTGGGCAACGGCAGAGTCCCACCAACGGGGGGACGAATCCAACTTGACCGCTTGCTTGCTCCTATTAGCGGAGACGGCCAACGAAGATCTGTTGAGCAACCCATACTGGACTTCTCACAACATCCCTACTGCCGTGGCGTTGCACTACGACAAAGCAGGGTGGCAACCGCATTGCACGGGTGGCGGGTGCGACTATCCGATCTACGAATTCGGTCCCCCGTTGGACAGTAAATCGGGGGGACGGCGGTGGGAAATCTGGGCGTCTCATCACAATGACAGTGGCGCACCGGATTCCCCCAACGAACCAGTATGGGCGCATCTGTATGATATGGAAATCGACAGTAACTCAACGTGGTGGTCTCTCCAATTCGATTCGTCCGCCGCGTTGACGGACTTCGTGGCAAGGTTTAGTGGCGCACCGGAAGAAGCAAAGTATAGCGTGGACGTGGAACAGATCCTCGCGCCTTTTTTCGCGTCCGAATTCAATTCGGATCGTAATGACAACGAACATCGGTGGAACAACATTGATCTGCCGATCTCGCGATTCTACCGCCACCACAAATGGGACTACAACGTGACAGGCGGCGGGTGCAATTATCCCGCTCTGTGGTTCGGTCCCGTACGCAAGGACGCGGACGGTAACGATGCGCGTCATTTGATCATGGTAGGCATGGAGGAGGACGTGGGGATGGCGCCGGAGGACATCACTAAGCCCGTGGGCGCAGTCCTGTATGATGAGTGCCTACGTGATCAGGCGGGAGAGACGGAGTATATACGGGAGTTCCCCTCTTCATTGGCGTTGATCAACTACGTGCGGACGTTCGATCTGGAAACGGAAAAAGGTGTGGCCGACATCATCGCGGATTGGCACATAAACTCTGAAATCTGCAAGATCGGATAGACTGACTATGACCAACACAACGGAGTACAAAAGCCATTTCGCCCTGTTGGAATGCGACACTGCCGAACAGGCCGAACAGATAGCAACGGATCACCAAGAGAAGCACGATGGCGAGCATACCTGTTCATCCAGTGGTTTCCAGATACTGGTGCAGTACTGCGATGAGGGGATCATCGGCTTGACGGAGACGCAGATCGAATTGCTGAGACAATCGCTAACGGTGGCGATGGAAGCGGCAAACGACAAAGGCCACACCCAGACGTGGAGTGACCTCTGGGATCTTAAAGTGCAACTACTGGGAGAGGATTAATCTAACTAGTGCAACCAATACAGATACGGTATCTGCGGCAGTCGTTGGGACTGTCGCAGACCGAATTCGCACGGTGGTGTGGGGTAACTCAGACCACCGTGTCGCATTGGGAAAACGGGCGGTTTCCGCCCACCAAGATGGCGCACATACTGCTTGGCTATATCAGCACCCACCACCACATCGACATCCCCCTACCAGACGAAATAGAGGAGGTAGAGCAATGACCAATGTAGCAACGGTCACCATACCACAACGGGCACTGCTGCCGGTTGAAGATCCCACCACGTCCTTCCTGGCGGGCGTCCTTTCACCGGCCACGCAACGGGCGTATCGATCCGATCTGTGCCAGTTTTTCGGCGTGTCCGATCTGTCGTTCATCACGCTCGATCGGCTCGATGCGATTTCGCCGGACGATATCATCGCATGGCGCAACGAACTCCACGCCAACGGCAAGGCCCGCTCAACGGTCAACCGCAAATTATCGGCGGTCCGTGCATTATATACGTACATGATGGGGTGCGGGCATCTGGATAAGAACCCTGCGGACGCCTCTGTTGTTCGGGGATTCAAGACGGACCGCCGCGTAGGCGGCAAGGCCATGCAAACGGACGATCTCACCCGTCTGCTGATGGCGGTTGACGAAACGGCAGACGCCCTGCAACGGGCCAGGGACCGCGCACTGATCACGGTGCTGGTGTATTGCGGTCTGCGGCGGTCTGAGGCGGCAGGGATGCATTGGGAGCATCTGCGGCGGGATGGCGTCCATACTGTGGTCGATCTGCCGGAGACGAAGAGCGGGGTGGAACAGGACGTGAAGGTGGTGGGGCCGGTGATGGATGCCCTCGCGGCCTATCGGGATGAACTCACCGTCTGCGGACGGGACGCCACGGGGCCGGTCTTTATATCGGTGGCGCGTGGGACGATGGGCAACGGGTTGACCCCGCAGTCCGTACGGCTCATCGTCAAGCGGTATGCGGATCGGTTGGGTATCGATGATGTGTCTGCCCACACCCTGCGCCACACCTGTTGCACCCTCGCCATCGAAGGGGGGGCAACCCCTGTTCAGGTGCAGTCCCACCTCCGCCATGCGGATGTCAAGACCACCTTGGGCTACTTTGAGAACCGCAATCGTCTGGAGGACAATGCGGCGGACCACATCACCCTACCGCAGAACGGGTAATCATACTATATTAGCAGTCCACGCCACACATACCTCCGGGTAGGTGTGGTGATGGGTGCTGGGTTGCAGACTGTGGTGGTCTGCAACCCTTTTTAGTATGACCAGATCCAAGGACGCGGGACGTGGAACTCATCCTCCGGCTGGATATCGTCCAGATGGAGGAATCGCCCCTCGCCGGTCTGCTGTATGCCGATCCCCGTGAAACCCTCTGCCAGGGCTAGCTGGAGCAAGCGCACCGCGTCACCCCCCCGCACCGCAATGTCCACCGCCCGCCCCGTTGAATGCGCCCCTGCGTTGCCGGACTTGACGATCTTAGCCGCCTCGATGGAGTGCGTATAATCGCGGAATCCGCTGGATATAGCGATACTGCGCCCATAATCGGACCGCACCCGTTGCAGCCGGTCCATCGTGGCCGTATGCATCCGATTGATGCCACTCTCCTTGCAGACGAGCTCTCCGAATCCAAAGTTCGGCCAACGATCTCGCGGCCAGTTGTCTTGTGTGTAACTCATCATAATCACCTCCCCATGCCTATAATATAGTGTCCAACGGTAAGATCGTGGTGCAGTTTAAGCAAATCGAATTAAACTGTTGCGCGGGTCGCAGACAATCCCTACTGTTATCCGTCACTCTATCGGCATTGTCCGATCTAACTCGGTCTTTTTCGGGGCCGTTAGATCGGACAATGCCGATAGGGGAAAAACGGGCTTGCAAAAATCGATAGACGTTGACTATTATAGAGCGTCACTCACCTAAACCCACAACAGAAAGGAGGATTTCATGTGTAAAATGACGCACCACCATCCGTGCGAGGTGCCCTTATGCGCCTCGTAATGCGGATTTATCCATTTTTGTTGGTCATTATCGCAGGGTACCTGCTACTACGCATATTACCCAAACTGATATCAAACCATTAAAGGATACACTATTATGCCATTCGACCCACCCGAACGTCCCGCCGGTAACTACGAGCCGCACCCCGCTGGCACCTATATCGGCACCATTACCGAAATCAAAGACTACGGCACGATGGAATCGCTGTGGCGCACCCCGGAAGGCAACACCAAGGAAGTTCACCGCGTGGCTATTGTGATCATTGCAGAGGGATTGCTGATGGAATCCGGCGATCCCTGGTCGCACTTCGAGTTCGTCAATATTTCCTTTGCCCCCAAGTCGCGCCTCACCGACCTCCGCAATATGTTGCGCGAGGTGGACATGACCAACGCTGAACTCAACGAGGTCTTCGATGAGACCGTGGAAATGATCGGGCGCAAAGTGAAGTACAAGATCCGCCACCACAAGAATGACCATGACGATAAGATCAGAGGGAAAATCCACGATTGGGAGTACGCAGACGGCGAGGCACCAGACCTCGCCAACACCAAGCAGAAGGATGCGGCGAAGGAAGCAGTCAAGAAGGCGTTCGATGGAGACGATGATGATGACCTCCCCTTCTAGTGCGGCAAGTGGGATGAGCAAGCGGGAGTTCTTCGCCGCCCGTGCGATCACAGGATTGGCAACAGAAAGTGCGGGAGGTGCATCAATTAATGACTACTATGATCGGCTGGAAAGAAAAACCAAATTGGCAGTGGAAATAGCAGACGCACTCATCGAGGCACTCAATGCGGCAGACACTAAAGATCAGTAGTGAGTTGCCGTCCCTCAATGAGACCGTAGCGGAGACCAAAAAACACTGGTCCCGCTACGCCTCGCTGAAGAAGACGGCCACCGAACTGGTCGCGTGGAATTGCAAGGCACAAAAGCTGAAACCGGTCACCGAACGGTGCGTGTTCACCTTCGATTGGCCGCACTCTCGCCGTGACCCGGACAACCAATCGTTCGGGGCCAAGATGATCCTTGATGGGTTGGTTAAAGCCGATGTGCTGCCGGATGATTCGCGCAAGTGGATCAGTGAGATCCGGCATGTGTTTCGCCGGAAGAGCAAATTGGACAAGATCGTCATCGTGGAGATCGAGCATGAGACCGATACGGCTAGTAGCTGACACTGAGGAAGAACTGAAAGCAGAAAGAGAACGATACCTAGACCATTACCCGCCCCAAGGGTACAGCACCCATATTCGTGAACCGAAACAACAGGACGATGGGACGTGGTTGTGTACAGGGTATCGTTGGGAATCTTGCGACTAACAATGGAGACAATATAATGGAAGACGTACCCCACAGTGTAGAGGACTTTGGGCAGTATTATGAGGCGATGGATGAAGCACTGGATAAACTGGAAGAAGAGGTAATCGGGTCGCACGAACAGCCGGACGTAGACCTACTACCTATCGCTGGTGAATCAAATGCAGAAGACCACCTCCAGTGGTTAAACCATCACCGCAGTGAGTTGTGGCGCGTGTTGTGCCACTCTGAGGCGGAGACGGACAAGATCGAAGCATGGCGCATCCAACAAGACCAGCAGATCTGCCGCCGCATCGCATGGCACGAACGGTGCCTCGAAGCATGGTTCAAGTCAACCGGTGCCAAATCCGCCAACCTCATCCACGGCAAACTCAAAAACATCAAGGGACGCGAACATGTCGAAATCATCGATGAGGATTCGATCCCTGCCGAATACAAGAACGAGACGATCACCTACGCGCCGGACAAGAAACGCATCCTCGCGGCGTTGAAGGAATCGGGCGAAATCGTGGAGGGCACTGAGGTGGTGCGCGGTGACGATCACATCAAGATCGACACACCGGACGATGCCGTATGACCGACATCGCAACCCTCGTCAATGCGATCGTACCGGCGGCACCCACCGACAAGCCCCCCCTACCCGATCCGGGGCCGGAACGCTTGCAGATGCAATGGGGCGAACTGACCCGCAAAGCGTTCGACTTCGCTAAAATCGCCAAGCTACTCAACCTCGCAAAAAGCCTGGGCGGCAGTGCGAAGACGTTGACGGCAGTGATGGATGAAGTCCACCTGACCGGCAAGCCAGTGCGGAATCTGGCGGACATGTTGGAGACCAAACTGCGGGGGCGTCTGTCCATTACCACAACCCCCGTAGAGGACGGAGCTCGTCAAGGCCACACCACCGTCTACAACAAGGCCGAACCCACCGCCAAAGAAACGGCAAACAACCGCATCAACGGATTCGCTTTCATGGTGGGCATGATGCGGTCTCTGGGCGTCCGGCGCACCGTATCGGTCCTCGATGTGGAGGTGCCGATGCTGGAGGTCACCCAACGCAATAATCGAACATATATCGGAGGCATTGATGCGCGGGATTACTACCGTCAACAAACCGACCATGGAACGAGCGGCGAGAGTCTACAAAACGCAAAAGGCCATGGCGGACGCGTTGGGCATTAGCCCATCCAGAGCACGGGGCCTATTAATCGAGTACGGTATCCCGCACCCATCGATACGCAAACCATAAGGGGGTGTGGGCCGGAGTAACAGCAGAGGGAGGCTGGGTGGACCGTATTGGGGAGTGCGGGCCACTACTCCGGCCCACCACTAATGATATGACTGACCTGTCTACAAAACGCATACTACAGCACATACTGCACAGAGTTGAGGAGACCGGGGCAACGCCGTCGATCCGCAATATACAAAGGGTAATGGGGTTTGGTTCCACCAACGCGGTGCGGCACCACCTGAAGAAGTTGGCAGAAGGCGGGCACCTATCGGAGCAAGGTGGACGTATCGCACTGGGTCCACGTTACGCCATCATCGTCCATGACATGGCTACTCAGTAGACGCCGCCGGTGGCCCGTGGAGGGCAAGACCGCAAACTACGAAGTCAAGCGTAATCCTGGCGATCCGCCGCGATGGCATTGCACCTGTCCCGGTTTCAACTTTCGGGGCCGATGCCGCCATGTGGCGGAGGTCAGGGAGCAACTGGTTGAGCAATATAGGGAAGTATTAGGATAAGCGGCAACGCCGCACCGCCTAACTCCCCCACGTATCCTGTATCGCCTGCGCCATCACATAGGCGATAGCAACCGCCGCCATGGGCCAAGTCAATTCTACGGCCCCACTGGCGGCGGCGGCACCGGCTACTGCGGTGACCGCCAGTTTGCGGCTCTTGACCTTATCTACAATAGACGTAATGAATCCCATTAAGAAACCTCTTCGAGTTCGGGTTCGGCATGGCCGTTCTGCACCGGTGCGTCCGGTTCGGCCTGGGGCGGGTGCAGATCGTCCAAGATGCTTACCGCACCGACGATCTGCTGGAGACTGTTACGTAGAGACTGTAGGCGCACCTCCGCCTGTTGGATCTCACCGAGTATCTGCTGATGGGACTGCGCTAACTGTGCGCGTCGATCTACGATCTTGTCAATCATTGCTGCCTCTCCCTTGTTTAAGCGTATTTGGTCGCGGTTTCTTAGGTGCGACCTCGTAATGTGCGCGGACGAGCTCACGGAGGGAATCGATCCGCTTCGTCTGACTCCGTATGACCGCTTTTATCCCCATCAATAAAAATATATTCCCACCGCATAAGCTGATCATAATGAGCGCAACTCCAGCTTGTACTACATCCGCTTCCATATCAGTGCAGAGGGCGCATCGCAAAGGCGAATATCGAACCAATGATCACTTGCAATACACCAATCGTTGCTTCATGTTCAAACACCGGAGCCCATTTTCCAAAACCTCCGCTGACCTCTACGATCTGGTACGAAATTATCAAGGCTGTGGCGGCTGAAGTTGCAAATTTTGCACTGCTGACCTCTTTAGACCTTGCGTGTTCGCGCTTCGTCAGTGCAATGACTTGCCCTCGCGCTTTCTTCGCTTCGTCTTTTGCGCCCCGCACCTTATCAGCTGTCGTCCGCAGTACTTCATTCGTGATGCCTTTCATCTGCTTGCATTCATCAAGTTGTTTAATAGCCTCTGTATAGTGACTACGCAACTCGCTAAAAGACCCGATCTTGGCTGGATCTCTCGGAAGTCGTGGTGCCATTTCTCATTCCTCTGGTAATTTCAACGTGTCTAAGGGGCGTTCAATCCTGAGACTTTTGAGTTCTGAGTTGGGCACCGTTAACAACGTCCCTCCTTTGATCTGACCGTCTTTAACTTCATACAAATAAAATGAGGTGGAAAATAGTGTAGTCTTCGTGATTCGGGCAGGGCGTCTTGTACCATTGGTATGGACATAACATACCATGTCTTCATTGTAGTCCGAACCAAGAAACATTGCAATGCCAGCCATCGCATTGGTTACGCTATCCCGGACGAACAGTAGAGCAAACGCAACTACAAAATACCAAACATATTGCTCGACCAACTGCGCCAGCCCCGACTGCGCGCCAAAGTTGCGTAGAGCCTCCTCGGCGGCATCAGTCTCCATTCTCGCGCCTTACGCAGATTCCAGTGCGGCCACACGCGCCGTCAATTCCTGTATCGCGGCAGTCAGCAGAGGCACCAACTTGGCTTGATCAATGCCTTGATATTTCGGCACCGACAATGTCTCATGCCATGCCGTGTCGGATGCGTAGGCTGGATCGCCATAAACAGCCTCTGCTTCGTCTGTCGCTTCTGAGATCAATGTCGGCTCTTTACCCGCCACCCACTCAGCCTCGGTTTTGTTCTCCTCAAAAATCGCCCCATCGGCATCGACAATAACATTCTCAGCATCGCGTGTCTCGTCTTTTGTGCCTGTGATTGCTTCGGGTACGATGTCAGAAACCTCATGCGCGACGAACCCGTCAACCGTAGTATCGGCATCGACTAAAAAATTGAACCTACGTGGTTGCAGTTGCGCAACGCGATCAACTGCCCCTGTCATGTCTATGATATTTTCCTTGAGTCGATAATCGGAGGTGGTGTTGTATGCCGTACTGGAAGCGGCCACCGCAATAGATCCAACCCCAGATGTCCCATAGTAAAGTGCTATGGCAGTCCCAGTATCTGAAGTGCGGATGACTTGTATAACATCGCCACCTGACCTCGTGAACTGGTTAGTAACGCCCGTCCCGCTCAGTTCAGTCCCAGCAGTCTGCCAAGCAGAGGCACTTTTGCCGACCAATACGATGCCCGCACTGGTGATTCGCAGACGCTCTGCGGAAGCAGCGGCCTCGGATTTTGTGTAAAAAAGTATCGACCCTCCGCTATCATCACCTGCATTGCTGTCTGTGGTCACTACCTCGCCAAGGATGCTCGCGATTCCGTACCCATTGGCATTGTTGCTGGTGCTGGAATTATTAGTGTTCGCAAAGTGAATGCCGCCGATCCACGTTGCATTTGCGTCAGCACCGCGAGTGAACTCCACGGCACCTCCACCTGCACCACCAATGTCAACAAAGACATCATCAGCAGCACCAAACGACGCATTATATGTGCTGGTAGTGCCACCTGCCATGATATTGCCCGCACTGTCGATCCGCATATGCTCGACATTAGCCGTGGCAAAGTTCAGCGAATCAGTACCATGACCATACTGTATTCTACCCTGCTGATTAGCCGCCACATCGCCAAAATATATCTGCCCATGGCCATCATTAGGAGAAAGTATGGTCAGACCGGTATAGCCGTTATTCTCAATGACCAAGTCATCAGCACTTGTAGAGGGCGTAGCACCTGACCCCGAAGAAGCAGTATGGACATGGAGAGTGCCTTCTGTCCTCGCAATGCCCACCCCTGCGGTGCCGAGTACTTGCAACGTCGATCCGTCAAACGTCAGGGTCGCCTCGCCATTGAGCGAGTCCGAATCGCTGAATGTTGCGACGCGGTTGTTGACGCCATTGGCCGCGTCGAGACCGCCACTACCTGAATTAGCCACCCAATCGAGGTTCCCAGACCCATCGGTTTCCAGCACCTCCCCATCCGACCCATCCGCAGTAGGCAACTCCCAAGCTACGCCACCGGACGCTACGGTTAGGGCCGATCCACTGCTGCTAATGTACTCGCCCCCTTCGTCGTAGAAGTAGAGGCGTCGATTGTCGGTAATGCGACAGACCTCGTTTCCGTCGTACTGCTGGAAGACGATATCCTTCGCATCGACCAGAGGCTTGACGATCACATCACTCGAACTGTTGCTTATCCGCAGTAGGTTGGTCCCACCGTCTGCGTAGACGATGCCTTCCGTCGCGGTGTCGGAGTCAAGGGTGATGCTATCGACGGTGTCCAAGGTAATCGCGCCAGAGTCGCTCGAAGCGTCTGTGGTGGCGATGGAGTATACACCCGCCGAGGATACCGCATGGGTTACATACTCACCCGCATCGTACTTGAGGATAAGTGGGGCCGTAGTATCGGTTGCGGTCACCGCACCGGTTGCCGTTACGGCACCTGTGGCTACTGCACCCGTGGAGGTG